TCAAACGTCGAGCCGTTGTAAACCCAAAGTTCGATCTTGTTTTGCGCAGCGTTGAATTGGAAAAACGAGAAGCTGCCGAAGCCGAGCCGTTGATCGCGCATGTGAATCGCGCACTGGTTCGCAGCCGCGCCGTAAGCCGCACTGGCTTGCGGTCCGACGTCAAGCCCGATGCCACCCGGCGTGATGCCGGTGCCGTCGGTCGACGCGCCGTACTTAAAATTGATCAGCGTCGCCGGTTGCGCCTGGATATCGATCCCGATGTGATCGATCGAGAACGTCTTCATGTAGATGCCGGTGCGCCACATATTCGCGACGCTGCCGCTCGCGATGCCGCTCGCGAACGTGTTTTTATTCGGCCCGAAAGAGATATTCCAGTCGCCGCAAGTGAACGGCGCCGTCGTCGGAAACGCGTCGTTGTATACGTAATCGCTACCGGAATAATTGAACGTGTCGTGCTCGAATGAGGTCGCGGTAACGTTGTGGTTATGCGCCCATGCTTCCGAATACAAACCCCAAATAGCACCCGCGGTGATACCGTGCGCCGAGCCCGACAACGCGACCGACTGCGCGGCGCCCGACGTCGAATGGTCTTCGAGATAGTTGTAATTCGTGGTGAGCCAGCCCGTACCGCCGGCCGCGCGCTTGAGCGCGTTGTACTTCAGGAAGATCAGGTGCGCGGCATCGTCGCCGACAACCGACTGATCGACGCGCTGCGTGTACGACGTCGCCGTCACGCCGTCGGTCGTCGGGTTCGCGTCGGTGCCGTGCCAGATGCTATGCCGCTTGCCGACGTTCGGCGTCGAGTTGTACGCCATCGTCGCGGCGTGGTGCGCGAGCTTGCCCGGCCCTGTGAGCGACGCGCCGCTCGCGAAGCGCCAGTTGACGGTGCCGGCGCCCGCGGCGACGTTCGTCGCGAGATAGTACGAACCCGCCGGCACGTCGACGTCGAGCACCTGGCCCGCGGCCGTCGAGTTACAGATCGCTTGGAACGCGATCGTGTCATTCGACACGCCGTCACCGATGGCGTTAAACGGTGCGTCTTTCGCGTTCGCGATGAAATTGATTCGGTTGAGCAGCTTCGTGCCGGCGGCGACCGATGCGTCGAACACGCTGCCGGTCGACGGCAGATAGATCGAAAGCGCCGAGCCGCCGCGCACGTACACTCGTTGGACGCCGACAGGGATCGCGGCGGTGAACGTGAGCACGGCGCCGGTGAGCGACTGAAAGTTTTCCGGCCCTTGGTACGCTGCGTCGAAAAATACTTCGATGTTGGCGAGCGAACCCGGCGCGCGCGACAAGACGAGCGAGTTAGACACGCCCGACGTAAAGTCGATTCCGCTGGTGAAGGTGTCGGTGCGCATGTCACCGGCGCCGACACTTGCCGTGATCGGCAGGGTTTCGAGATTACCGAGCGCATCGAAGCCAAGGATCGTATTCGCGCGTGCGGCGCTCGACGGTAGCTCTGCGGTCGATGTGTCAGACGCGCCGACGACGATCGCCCGGCTGACGACTTCGGCGACCTGCTGGATCTGGATCGTCGCGCGATCCACCATGTCTTCGATGATCTCGGGGTAAAACCCCCCGCTATTCGTGATGTCCGTCTGCTGTTCGATCGGCAGATCGCCGAGCACGACCAGCTTGTAAGGCGACGGTAATGCCGAGCCGGTGATCGGGTAGGTGATCGTACCGCCCGGCGCGTCGGTCTGATTCGGGTTCAGTGTGACCGAGTAATCAGAGTCGAGCGTGAGCGTCGTCGAAGTACCGTTCGAATCGATCAGTTGCAGCTCAACGTCGGTCTTCGCGAAGATCTTGAAGCCGAACGGGAAAACAGTGGTTACCCCGTTACCGATGAAAGGGCCGGCTTTTCGTGTTGTGCTGGAAATGGTCAAAGCGGGCACTCCTATGAATGCCCGCAATTTTCCTTTTCAATCAGTCTAGTAAGTGAACGCAGCCTAGTGCTTCGGCCCCCGCCCGAGCGCCAGCCCTTGCGCGAATTCCAGTGCGTTCGCCGGGTGCTGCTTGCCCGACGCAACGTCGGCGGCGTACTGCGCAGTGGCACCGGCCTGACCGAGCCCGGGGATGTGCAACCCCATGCCGGCGGCGTTCGCGATGTCTTTGATCGGCGCGTTCGCGTGTTGCCCCGTCGCGATGCGCGCGACATCCTTACCTGCCGTCACCATCGTATTGAGCCACGACTCTACACCGACCTGACCCGCGTGGCTGTAGCCTTCGACCATCGCCGCGGCGTCGCGCACGAAGGGCACCATGCCGGCGACTTCGACACCGATCGACTTCGCGATCCAGTGCGCCCACCCGTCTTTATCGTTCGGCGGGCCGTCGGTCAGATACCCGGCCCAAAGCGCCGGCACGATCAACGCCATCATGCCGCGCGCGAGCGTCTGCGGGTTACTGATACCCGCCGTCTTCAGCTTGTCGACGATATCGGCGGTCTGCCCGTAGGTGTTGTTCATGAACCCGTACAGCGTCGTGAACATCTTGACCGCTTCCGACGAGTTGTTGATCACCATCGAGCGCGCCGACGCGATGTTGCTGCCGTGAGCTTCGCGCACGACTTTGCTCGCGTAGGCAACCGCTTGTTCTTCCGTCATCGGCTTGCCGGTGCCGCCCATGTTTTTCGGGATGCCTTCGGTAATCGCGCGGTCGTATGCCGCCCACGCCGTCGGTACGGCCGTCATCATGTCGGACCATGCCACGGCGGCGTGGCCGAAGCGCTCGCCCTTCGCGATCTTGCCTTCCGGCTCAAACAGGTTTGCCGACATCGCTTTGAAGTCGCGGTCTTGCTGCAGCAAGCGCGCGCGGATCTCAGGAAACTTTTCCTGCGCGCCCTTGATCTCGGCGGCGTAGTTCGTCCCCATCGCGGCGAAGCGCGACAGCAGATACTTTTCACCGCCGCCGGTGAAGTATCCGCCGGTCTTGATTGCGGCCGAGCCGCCGTGCTTGAGCACCGTCGAGATCCGGAACGCGATGCCGTTGATCACCATGCCGGTGCGCGTGTACTGCAGGATCTTGCCGAGCGCGCCGATCTCGCGGTCCTGGTTGTCGGCGTTGGCGGTCTTGCCGAGCCATTCCTGCAGCGAGCGGTAAGCTTCCGGGCCGTAGGTCTTTTTGAACTCGCGCGCAAAGTCGCCGTTGGTGATGATCTTGTGCACGTCGATCAGCGCTTCGCGATACGCGAGATCGTGGATTGTCTCGTGCATCGTGCGCGGGATCGTATGGAAGTCGAGATCCACGACGTCGTTATATCCGTGGTTTCGCGCGTTGAGCGACCCGTTCGTCGTGGTGTCCGGGCGATAGTAACTCTTACCGAATAGCCCTTCGCCCGGGTCGATCGCACGGCCGGCGGCTTCTTTCTCGCCGCGGCGCGAGCGCAGCGGGTCGTACTTGATCGCGGCATACCCGCCGCGCATCTCGCCAAATTGCGTCTTGAAGGCGCGCGGCTCGATGCGTTCCGGCGACGTGTTGCCGAGTCGCTGGTTCATCGCGACCATATCCGGCCAGTGCTTATCGTACTGGTCCCACACGGATTGCACCGCTTTCCAGTCCTTCTCGGTCATGTTCTGGTGCAGGAACGACCAGACGTCTTGTGGGTTCCACTTCCACCCTTGCGTCATCTTGTCGAAGTTCGACTCATTGCCGACGTGCAGCGCGATGCCGAGCATCCGGCCGCGCGTCATGCGTAGCGGTTCGCCTGGTCGGTTCACGTCCATCAGCTTCGTGTTCGTCACACCATCGCGCAAGCTGTCTTGCCACTTGCGACCTAGGTGATCGGCCATCTTTTGGAAGTCGTCAGACATACCCTTGAGCATGTCGACTTCGTGATAGTTGGCATTGAACACCGGTTCGTAGATCGCTTCGCCGAACGGCCCGAGCAGCTCGTGCATGTCGTACTGATTGCGCTTGTATTCCTGTGGCTTCAGTTGTGCGCGAAGCGCGCGCAGCTGCGACGACAGGTGATCAAGCGCGATCTTGAACGGGTTGTCGCTGCGGTCGCTCGGCTTGTCGAAAATCTCGGCGTCGGTGAACTTCTGCCCGCGTTCCTGCATTTTTGGGATCAGCTTCTCGTTCACGTATTGCGCGATGTCTTGGCGCTCGCCGTTGATCATTGCGGTCTTGCGGTCGCGGCCGATCTTTTCCAGCGACTTCACGGCGTCGGTCAGTCCGCGGAATGCTTCGAGCGGCATGTCGCCGTACGGCTGGCGATAGGCCGGGTTCATCATCTCGGGCGTGACGTTCGGCGCCATGCCGAGCGCGGTCTGCGACTCGACCCACTTTTCGAGGTTGATCTGCTGGCGTGTCGGCGTGTCGACGGGATTCTTGCGCAGGTCGAAGCGACCGAGCATGTCGTCGATCTGATCGCGAATGTCGACGTCGAGCTTGCCGCGCACGCTGTCTTTGTTGAACTTCTTCAGGTAGTCGAGCGCCTTGACGACTTCGGCCGCCGCGTTGCGCGCCGTCTTCTCAAGCTGGTTATTCAGCAGTTGATTGCGCTTCTGCGTCGCGGCTTCGGTCAGGTCACCTTTGACGCGCGCAGCGTCGGCGGCCTTGCCGGCGCGCGCTTCGGCGGCGGCGTACTTCGCGGCGTTGATGTCGCGCACGCGTTGCTTCGCGATCGACATCTCGGCGACTTGCTTCGCCGCGTCGACGAGCGGGCGCACCGGGCCCGTCGCCTTGCTGAGCGCCTTGAGTTCGGTCGCGACAAAGCGCGTGCGCACTTCGTTGTGGATCGCCTGATTCGCGGCGGCGTTCATCGCCTGTGGTGACGTGACATCGCCGTACTTTTCGAGCATGCGCTGATCGGTGAGCGCTTCGACAACCGACTTGACCGACTCGGCGTTGGCAATCGCCTTCGTCATGTCGGCCGCATTGTTGAAGCCGAAGCGGTCGGCGACGATATCCGCCGGCACCGGATCGGCCTTGTTCGCCTGCTCGATCATGAAACGCTGCGCGGCGTACACCGGCTCTTTCGCGACTTCGGCCGCAACCTGCTCGCGCATATCGCGACGCTTCGCGGCGACGTCTTTCTGCACTTCGCGCAGCGCGCGGTTCTTCGAGATCTCGGTGAAGCGCATGTCGCGCAGCGTGCGCGCGGTCAATTCGTCCGATGCTTCGAGCGTCGCCTCGTTGCCGAGCGCGTGGTACGCCTGGAACTCGTCCGGCGTCATGTTCGCTTCTTCGGGCGTCTTGAACATCGGACCCATAGCGCGCTCGGCTTCGGCCGTACGGATCGCGTCGTTCGTGGCGAGCAGCCGGTCGAACACGCCGCGCACTTCCGGCGACAGTTGCACGTGCAGGTTCTGCAGCGACTTATAGACGTTAACCATCCACGCGCGCACGCGCTGGAATACGCCTTGCAGTTCCGGCGTCGGCGCCTTGCCTTCGAACAGATACGACTCGAAGCCGCGCGCGAACTGCTCGTGCATCGGGCGCTTTTCTTCGAGCGACATGTTGCGCCATGCTTCCGGCGTCGTGCCGAGCCATTGCATCGTCGTGGCAAAGTCTTTCGCGACTTGCGGGTCTACCGACGGCTGCTCAGTCGTGGTTTGAGGCGCGGGTTCGTCCGGCGTGGCGCGCGTCGTCGCGGCTTGTGTGCGCAATTCAGCTTCTTTCGCGCGCAACTCTTTCGCCTGCTCCGGGTCCCCGAATTCGCTTTCCTGATCGGCTGCGGCGCGCGCGTAGTGATCGGCGCGGCGTTCCATCCCCTTCGCCTTTTCCGCATTCGTTACCGGCTTGCGGTTCGCCATCTCGGCAGCGTAACGGCGGTCGCGCTCTGCATGAAGCGCTTCTGTGGCGACGCCCGGTGATGTCGTACCGTCCGGATTCGGGAAATCCTGTACAAGCCCAGCATCTTTCAACTTCTGCCAGTCGTCAGGATGAACCATGCCTTCGCGCAATTCTCTGCCCGGTCCGAGATCGCCGACCTGCTGGATCGTCGTATCGGAAAGCTTCGCGAGAGGGTTGTCGCTGTGCGCTTCGACACCTTTCGCCATGTGCGAAAGCATCTCAAGGTGGAAGTGCCCGAGTTCGTGAACGAACGTGCTTAAATCTGCGTCTTTGTTGAGCGTGATCGTGCTCGGCGACTTGCTGATGTCGTCGGCGAATGACAGCTTGCCGCGTGCGGCTTGGTTTACTTCGTTCGGCGCTTGCGGCGGGCGATACATCGACTCGCTGACTTCGTAGTCTTTGTTCTTTCCCTTGTTCTCGACGAACCCGAATTGCTTATAGAAGTCTTTCAGCCGCTTAACCGACGATGCGCCGAAGTCGGTCGACGGCGTAAGTTCAACGCGCTTGCCTTGACTGTCAGCGTACGCCGTAACGTCGCGCATGAATTGCGAGCCGGCACCCTGCCCGCGCGAGTCTTCCGGCACGACGACTTTCGACACCTTGACGGCGTTCGCGTTTTCGCTGACTGCGTGCGAAATGCCTTGCTCGCCCCACTTCGCTTTTAGGTCGTCGAGCGACGGCTTCGCCGCCTGATCAACCGAGTTCGCACCCGGCGCTTCGTCGGCCGCAATCCGCAGCGGGTAGCGCTCGAACATCGATTCGGGTGACAGCCCCGCGCGGGCGCCGGCTGCGGTATAGCTGTCGCGCACGAGCGCGGCGTACACCTTGTTCACATCCGGCCGGAAGCGGTTTGCCTGCGTCAACTGGTCGAGCACGTTGTCGTGCACGGCTTGCGCCGACTTCGCGATCGCGTCTTCGTTCTGCTTGTCCGTGACGACGCCTTCGGCGGCTTGCTTGAACGTGTCGACGTGCGACTGATAGAACTCCTGCGCCTGCAACTGCGTCATGCCGTCCGGGTCGGTCTTCAGGTGCGGCATGATCGCGTCTTGCATCGGTCCGCCCGCGATGTGCGTCGCGAAGTCTTCGACCGGGATCTGCACATCGCCGCCCGTCGACAGCGCTGTCGGCAACTGCTCGGCGACGCGCGGCATCGTGGCTTCGACGTCGCTGATCTTGAGCCCCGACTGCTGCAGCGCGTTCGCGAGCGCGGCGCCGTCGACATAGACGTTTTGCACCGGGCCGTTCTCGTTCGCTTGCGCTACGAAATCCTTGAACGCTTGCGGGTCGCGCGTGCGCAGCTTCGAGTTAGCTGCCGACGTCGCGAGATCCGAAAGCGTCGCCGCGTCAGCCGCGGCCGTATCGGCCCGCGCCGCGTCGCGCATCCACCCGCCGGCCGCGCGGCCCGCGCCGTGCAGCGAAAATACGGTGTTTAACCCGTAGTCGAAAACCTTCTGCGCGGTCGAGCGGTCGTCGAACGGGTTCGTGCCGCCGATCGCGTCCATCATCGCATTCACGCCGACGGCGCGCGCGAGCGTCTGCACGATCGTGTTATCGGGCAGGATGCGCCCGGCTGCGCCGAAGACGCCACCCATCTCGGCGCCGTGTGCGCCGGCCATGCCTAGCGTAGTCAGCGCGGCTTCAGGGCTATTCTGATTCAGTGCGTCGCCGGTCGCGGTGAGCGCGGTCGCGAGCCCGAGCGTTGACGCCTGCGCGCCGACATCCTTCGCGGTCGCCTTCAGGAACGACTCACCGGCCGTGTGCTCTAGCACCTTGGCGCCGCCCTTCTCGACGGCCATCTCGGCGAGCTTGAGCGGTGCACCGATCATGAAGCCGGCGAGGTTACCGGCGCCGCTCGCGACACCGCCCGCGGTCGTCTGCGCGGGCCCGTTGACGTCGGGTGCAAGCCCGGCCGTGAACGAGTTTTCGAAGCCTTGCGCGAACTGCGTCGGGATCTCCGACATACCGCCGACGGCATCGCGCATCGAGCCAACCGGGATATTGTTCTGCTTCGCGTAGTTTTGGATGAACGCCTGCGCAGCGCCCGCGCCTTGCGCGTTGCCTTCAGCCGGGCCGAGCCCGAGCAGGTTGCGCCCCCAATTCACGATCCGTTCGCGGTACGGCAGCGGCGTGTTGTCCGGCACAAGAAAGCCCGTCGTGCCTGGCGCGAGCGGTACGGTGTTGCCCGCCGGTCCCAGGTTCGCGGTCGACTGCTCGACCGACTGCAAGCCGGGAATGTCGTCGTGCGCGATCTTCGCGTTGTTCAGATCCTGATAGAACGCGGCCGTCGTCGGGTATTGCTTCGCGAGCCCTTTCCAGTCGGTGCTTTCCACGGCCGCGCGCTGCTTGACCTGATCCGGGAATGCGCGAACGCTTTCGATCGGCGTGCCGGTCTGCTTCGCGAGCTGCGACAGCGACGCTTCGAGATCCGGATTCGCGCCGATCGAAAGCGCGATATTGCTCTGCGCGGTCTGTGCGGTGTTCTGCAGATATGCCGCGGCCGGGCTAACCGTAGGCGCGGCGGGTGCTGCCGGCGCCGCCGCGTCGGGCGTGAACGGGTTCGGCGTGGTTTGCTGCGGTTGAACGGCGCCTTGTGCGGTCGTGCCCGGTACGGTCAAGTCAGCCATTAGTTCGCGCTCATTTTTTGTTGCGTTGTTTTGAAGTGCCAGTAAGCGCCGAGCAGCTGGCCCGGCGACGGCTTCGCGACGCCGTTCGCCTTGAAGTCGGCGGTGAGCTTCGCGCGCACGTCATCCGGAATCTGGTCCGGCGTCATCGACATCATGTTTTGCGTCGTGTCCGGCCGGTTGACTGAGAACACGCCGAAGTCGAGTTTATTACGGAACGTGACCGACTTAGCGAATAGCCCGTCGATGTGATTCTCGATGTCGACTTCGGTGAACTTCTTCCCGGCTTCTTTCTGTGCGTCGAGCAGGCTCTGCGTCACGAACTGGCGGATCGCGCCGACCTGTGACACCGCTTCGGGGTCGGAGTTGAAGCCGACCGATTTCGGGTACGGGTTGATCCCCATCGTCTGCAGGCGCTGCGTCAGAGTCTCGTTCATCGCGCGCAGGTTCACCGAGCCGGGTGCGTTCGTGCCGGTGTTGTTGATCAGATCGGCGCGGATCTGCGACAGGTGTTTGAAGTCGTCGACAGAGAAGTTCGGCGCCTGCGTCTGCCACTGGTCCGGCGTCATGCTCGACATCATCTTCGGGTTCGTGATCAGCGTCTGGTAAAGCGCGGTGTTCGTCGTGTTCGTGCCTTCGGCCATCGTCTTCGCGTACGACATCACGTCCTTCAGATCCGCCGGATTCAGCGCCGCGAGATCCGCCGGGTTCACCGACTGGATGTTGCCGCGGTTCTGCGACAGCGTGCGATAGACCTGCGCGACGTTGGCGGTGTCCTTCTGCGCGATGGCGGCGGTCTGCTCGTCGTACTGCTGACCAGCGAGCGTCACGGCTTGCGCCATCCATTCCGGCTTCTGTTGCAGGATCGGATCTGCACGTACCTGATTAATCACGTCGAGCTTCGACGGGCGAGCGGCGACGGCCGTACCCGACTGGTATTGCGCGACGTTCTTCTGCACGTACGCCTGCGTTTCCTGCGGCATGTTCGCGAGCCACGCGCCCGGCGTGCCGGCGGCGTTGGCCTTCGCGACTGCGGCGTCGACGGTGCCTTCGCCGCCGTTATATGCCGCCCATGCCTTCGCCGGGTCGCCGTACTTCTGCACCATCGCTTGCAGTTTCTGCACACCTACGCGGTTCCATTCGGCGGGGGTATCGCTCTGCGCCGGCTGAATACCATAGCCGGGTTGCGCTGCGGTTGCCGGCGTGACTTGCATTTTGTAACGCGCACCCGCCGACGAAGTAACGATCGACCCGTCTGCGTTCGTGTCCTTGTTGCCCGATTCGCTCTGCGCGGTGATCGCGACCATGCGATCGATCGGACTGTTCGACAGCGCCGGACCGACGGTCGACATCACGCGCGAGACGGTGTTCGCCGCGGCTTGCGTGCCGAGAAAGCTATTCATCTTGCCGTTGACTTTCAGGATGTCGTCGGCCGTCATCTGGTCGCTGTACTTCTTCAGTAGCCCGTTCGCGTATGTCGTCTGGCCTTGCTGCAGTGCGGTGTCGATCGCGCCGGTCAGCGCGTTGCTCGTCATCGTGCGTTGGTTGGCTTCGATCTCGGTCGCAGCCAAGCCGTTGATCTGGCCGGCTTGATACACGGCCGCTTTGATCGACTGCAGCCCGTTGTCGATCTGCGTCGGATTATTGAAGGCGAGCCCGACCTGATCGGTTGCGAGCTTGATCGTGCCGTTCTGCGTCGACAGCGCGTATTGCTTGAACTGCTGGCCTTCCCATTGCGTCGTCGCGCCGTGGAACTGCGTCGTGATGTCGTTCGCTTGCTGCTGAAACATGCGTTGCTGCATCGGGTTCGCGAGCGAACTCGCGAGCGTCGAAGCGGTGTCGTTGAGCTTGCCGGTGTATTCATCGGCCAGGCTCATACCGCTGTCGCGCTGCAGCGCCTTAACACCCGTCTGCGACGTGACACCCGTCTGCGGGTTGTACATCAAGTCTTGCTGTTGTGTCTTGAGCTGGTTGAGCGCGTCGTTCACCCGCGTCTGATTCGCGAGATTCTGCGCGTCGATCGCCATCTGCGACTGCACATTCGCGGCTTGCCCGAGCGCGTCGCCAGCTTGCGAAAGCTGCTGCGTTCCCTGATTCAGTAGCCCGGCGGTGACGGCCGTCGTCGACTGTGTGTCGGGGTTGACGGTCGGCGTGACCGCTTGTGAAGGATCGAGCGACGGAACTACGGGCATTTATTCGACCCCTGCACGTTGATTGCGATACCAGTTAGACGCGACGCTCGACGCGCTCGTGAGCAGCGATGTGGCACCCGCCAGCGTCGGACTGACCGAAGACGCTGCGGCGCTATACTGACCGGCCGCGCGCACGTCGTTGTCTTCCTGCTGGTTGTAACCCATTGCGGCGCGCGCAGCGTTCGCCGTGATCGTCTGTACGTTCTGATCGGTGACGAACTTCGTCGACGCCTGCACGTTCGTGGCCGTGCCTGCGGCGTTCACGTCGATGCCATTCGCCGCCATCGCCGCGCGCTGAGACGCGACGGTCTGCGCGCCTTTCGTCTCGGTGTTGGCGACCGATGCCGCGCCGCTCGTGTATGCGCTCGCGGCGGCTTGCTCGGCGATCAGCGCGTTCGTGCGCGCCGTTTCGGCCTGCGCGTTGTCGGCCGTGATCGTGTTGTGTGCGCCGCCGAGCGCGCCCATCAAACTCATGACGGTGCCGGCCGCGCCGAGCGCGAGTGTGGTGTTGCCCGGCGTCATGACGTTCGGGATCGCGGGCGCAGCCGAGCCGCCGCCGAATGCGTACGGCGCCCCCGAGCCGGTCGTCGCGCTTCCCGACAGATTAGGCAGACACATTATCTTTTTATCCCGAAGCGGTGAAACGGTAAGCCGAAAGCCCCGTAAGGCTCGGTTTCAGCGTTCACCGTGAAGCCGAGACGCGCGAGCCAGTAGACAGATTTCAGGCTGCGCGCGTCAACATAATTCAGCAGCGTGGCGTATTTGGCGCTCATTAAGTGAACGTAACGCCGGCCGAGCTTCGTGAGTTGCTTCGGCGCGCGCTCAAGCGCGGGCGTGCCGAGCATCCACGGAACACCGAAGCCGTCGGCCGGTGTCACACCAAATAGCCCGGCCGGCTCACCGTCGACTTCAATCGTCCATAGCATCGCCGCGATCTCGGCACCGTTGCGCAGCACGGCGAGCGCGTCGCGGTGCCCGGCTGATGCGTGGATCTCGTCGACGTCGGCCGTGCGCAGATCCGCGGCGATGGTTTCAATGTCACCCGCGCGCACGTCGCGCACGATCAGCTTCGCCATTTATCCCCCGATTGCTGCTTCGATTGTCATCGACGCCACGATCAGCGGTAGCGGATCGCTCTGACGAATGCAGACCGATCCGTCTTGCTGCCACGACGGCGTGAGCGTGATCTCGATCTCGCCCGTCACCATTGCGGGCGGCGAACCGTACGGCTCGGTCGTGCGCTGCTTGAACTGTGTGAGCTTCGCGAACGACGGGCCGGCATATACACCCGACGAGTTGTGCACTCGCAGCCACACCTTATTAACGTTCTTCGCCCGGCCCTGGCCGTAACCTTCAGTCGCGAACGAGAACGGCAGCGTCTGCAGGTCTGCCGTGATCGGCAAGCCGACGACGGCAATGTTCGCGGCGTGCGACAGTGATACGGCGCCGTTTTTCACGACTTGCTGCGGCGCGACCGCGCCGTCGGCCAGGATGCTCACCGTCTTGCCTTCGAGATGACTGAGCCCGACGACCGACGTGATCCCGTTGCCGACGACCTGCACACCGCAGTCGACGAAGAAGCTGTCGGTGAGCTTGTCGACCTGGCGCGTGTGCATGCGCTCGACGTAGCGCACCTGGCGCCCGTTGACTGTGCGATTGACGATCGCGTAGAGCACCGATTCGGCGCCTTCGGTCACGACGCACACCGATTCGAATTTGCCGTCGGTGTCGTGGTGATGCCATGCCGACACCTTATGCGTCGGTGAATATGTCAGCCCGAGCAGCGTACCGTCGGACGATACGCACCAGACGATCGGGTAAGGCGCCTTCGCGTACGCCATGTCGACGATCGTCTTGAAGTCGAACAGGTGCGGCGCCATCAGGCTAATGTCTTGCGTGACATAGCCGCCGGCGTAGTAGTTATACGTCATCTCGCCGACGTGGCCGCCCATCGCGAACGCATAGAGCAGCGAGTTGCTAACCGTCACCGGCACGACGTTCGACGCGCCGTTATAGCCTTGCGGCTGCACTGATACCGTGCTCGGCGTGATCGCCTGCGTCGCCGAGCCGTTCGCGGTGACCGCCCATTCGGAACTAGACGTAAGCAGCACCAGCTCGGACAGTGGCACGATGTGCCGGATCGTGTTCGACTCGCGCGCGGCAATGCGGTAATTCAGCGCGTCAGTGTCGCGCGACGGCAGCGACGCCGAGAGGTTTGACTCGGTGCCGGTGCGCGTCATCCACGTCGTTTGCGGTAGGGTAATCGTGCCCGCGAACACGCGGCGCTGCTGGTGATAGCCGACCGCGCCGGGATAGTTGTTGACGCCTGAAAACGGGTTCGTCAGTTCGGGCGGCGTCGTGCCGGTGTCCGGCGTGATGTTGTTGTCGATGATCGTCAGGTCTTCGGTCTGACCGATGAACGAGAAACTGCCCTGGAATTTCCGATAGACGTTGTACCGGCCGGCGCCAGTTGCCGCGCCCCAGGTGATCGTATTGTAATAACCCGCGAGCGTCAGATCGTTCACGCACCCCGCGATGGTCGCTGCGGGCGACTCCTCATTCGTGCCGGCCGCGAGCGACGTGACGACGTAGGAATACGCGACGAGATTCGGCGTGCCTGTCGTGCCGAGCGTCGCGACTGCGGCGACACCGGGCGGCGCCGGCACCGTCGACACGAAGCTGATCAGCGTCAGCGTCCAATTCGTCGGACCGAGCCGGCGCAGTTCCATCGGCGGGTGCGCCGGGTGCGTGATCGTCAGTACGTCGGCCGACTGCACATAATGCAGATCAAACAGATCCGCTTCGGCGTACGGTGTCGAGATCTGATAGACGCGCGCGACCGAGCCGCCGACGCCACTGATCCGCGTCATGTCGATCGCAACGCCCGCCGGGTCGACGAGCGCGAAGGCGTTCGGTCCGGCGCCGAAGACGACACCCCACATCGGCGCCCCGGCGGCGTTGGCGACGTACACCCAATCCCCATTCGAATAGCCGTGCGGCACAGGCGTCGTCACTGAGTACGGGCCGATCGTCGCAACCTGGCCCGCTTCGAGCAGCGTCGCGCCGTTCGTGTGAAAGCGGATATACCCGACACCGAATTCGAGCACCATCGTCTGTGTCGTGCTGTACGAAAACGGGATCACCCGCGTTTTCAGCACGCTTTCGAATGTCTCAAGCACGAACGCCGTGCCGGCGCGGTTCGTCGCCGGGCCGTGCGGCAAGGTGATGAAATTGCGGCAGAGTGCGAGCCCGGTTTGAAACTGGTCGAGATCGACGCGGCCGTACAGTTCCGGCGTGATTTCGCCGGCAGCGAACGAGCGGGATAGATTGCGGACGTTTGGCATTATCGAATCGAGATCCACGGTGCGTTGCGCTGCGACTGCGTGCGCGAGCGGCGGCGGTTGTTCGCGTCGCTGGTCTTCGCGATCGACAGGCTTGTCGCGAATCCCTGCATCATCGACTTCGCCATCGCGGCACCCGCGTCGCCCTTGATCACCGGGCCCGCGAGATACGCGGCGAGTAGCCACGCGATCGTGTCGACGACCTGCGCCGGGAACTTCGTCGTGTCGGTTATGCCGGCGACGTAGCGTACTTGAGCGTTTTCGAGATTCGTGTAAATCACCGAGACGCCGGCCGTGTTCGTTTCCAGTTCGTACGGGATCGGATCGGTCGGCAGCGCCGACCCTTCCCAATGGTTGCAACGTTCATCGGTCGGGTAGAGCGTGAGCGCAACCGGGTCGACCAGATCGATGATGTTGCGGCAGTTGTTCGGCGCCTGATAGACAAACGCGAAGCCGGGTGGCGGTGTATCGGTGAGCAGCGCGAGATTCGCGCGACGTGTGGCGAACCCCCATTCATGCGCTTCGAGCACGATGTCGCGCGCGAGCGGGTAGAAGCGCTGGCAGTGTTCGGCCTGCGCGCTTCCTTCCGGCGGGTTGATGCTCGACACCGTGGCGTCGTCGCCGAGATGCCCTAGCGCCAGGTTGCAAATGTCGACTTCTGATGCCACGGCCATTCTCCTAAAACAAAACGGGAACCCGCGGGCTCCCGTTTTTACTCACCTGAGCGCCGCGCCGCTTACGCCAGATCGTGCGCAGGATTGGGCGGCATCGCACCGATCGGGTTGTTGCCGGTCGTGCCCGTCACTTCGTTCTTCTTTGCGCGCTTGACGGGTTTGCCGTCGGCGCGTTCCATCCACGTTTCCGAGAACAGGCTTTCGTCTGCGATCTCGAATTCGTCGCCTGGCTCGCGGAAGTGACCGTATACGCCCTTCTCGATCGCGATAACTTTGATGCCCATGTCCTAACCCTCGAAAAGCCCGGCCGAAGCCGGGCGCCCCTATTACGAGACGGTGTAACCCTTCGCGTAATCGGTCGTACCGTTGATCGTCTGCAGGTCTTCGACCAAGCCGGCGGTGATCGAGCCGGCAGTCGCGGACGAGCCGCCGACCGTGTAGATCAGACCGACGTAGCGGCGATACTTGCCGTACGGCATATCGATTCCGATCAGACGCGCCTTCGCCGTAAGCGCGGCGAGCAGGATCGCGCCGGTCGTGTAGTGCGTGATCACGTTCGTCGTCAGTGCGGCGTCATCGGCCGACACCAGCGCGATCGTCAGCGACGTCAGCGTGGCGAAGTTGACCGAGCCGACTTGTGCGAACAGGCTGATGTCTTGCCCGTCGCCGATGCCCGACTTCGTATTCGGTCCGCCCGACGGCAGGGTGTCGATGACGTTCGACGAATTCGCCGTAGCCGTGATGGCCTGCGAATCCGAGAACAAGGATTGTTGATCCATGATCATGATGTGCTACTCCTTTGTTCGTTTGCAGAGCGGGCCGAGGCCCGCGCAGTGGATTCGCTTAGACGACTCGCGTTTCGGTGGACAGCAGCGCGTCGACGATCCGGATCGGAATACCCAGGAACGACGTCGTGATCTGCCCTTGTGCTTCCGACACGCTCAACGCGTTCTGCGACTTGTTCAGTGCTTGAACGCGCAGCATCTCGCCGACCGTGCGGTTGACGTAGAACACCGGACGACCCATGCCCTGACGCGGAATGCGCGCGGTCATGCGGATCATCGTCTGGATCAGATCGACTGGCGACGTGCCGTTGACGCCAGGGAACGTCGGCGCCGTTGCGATCGTCGTCAGATCCGCCACGTTGATGTTCGCGGCGCGCACGACATAGCGCCAGTCTTTCAGCGCGATACCACACTTCCATTGCCAGCGATCAGCCACGGCGCGGAAACGGTTGTTGTTCGAATCGAACGCGTCGATCGTGCCGAGGTCTTCGTGGAACACGCCGGCCTTCGAGCCCTTCGGGAAGATGCCGGTGACGGTCTGATCGCCCCAGTTCATCAGCCAGATCGAGCAGTTGTTCGAACCGGTGCCGCCGCAGTCGATGATGTTGTTCGCGTTGCCTGCGCCCGAGATCGTGCCGTAGCGCGTCGCGAGACCGGTGAAGCGTTCCGGATTGACCGACACGTCGCCGTAGAACAAGGTCGACGCCATCGTTTCGTTCATCGCTTCAAGGAACGAGCTGGCTTCGGACAGGCGGAACGCGGCCGTGTTGCCATTCAGGTTCGCGACGTCGACGTCGATTTCGTTGCGTGCTTCGAGCATGCCCGTTGCTTCGTCGACCTGCGCGCGGGTCGACTTGCTCGGCGGCACACCGCCGTAGAGCTTGCGCCACACGACAGTCGGCAGACCCGTACGCACGGTCGTGCGGTGACCGGTCGGGAGGTTGCCTTCGGCCCACACGGCGTCGAGCAGGATCTCGTTCGTCTGGTTCAGCAGTTCGATCACGTCGGCGGTCGCGCCGGACGGGTCGAGCGATTTCGCTACGTCGAGCAGCGTCGGATTCTTTGTACCAAGTACGGCCATGATTTACGCCCCTTTATTTCATGTTCGGATAGAGGCGGTTCTCAAGCGGCGTCGTGGTGCGGTCTACTTGCCCCGCGTTGCCGCTGATAATGCGCCCGTCTTCACTGATTGCCTTGCCGGCCTTAACCATGAACCGGACGATTTCCGGATGATTGCCAAGGCCGCTTTGATTCAGCAGCGTTTTCAACTCAGGCGAACCGAAGTTGTCGAGCGCTTTCTTTGCGACGGCCAGGTTCTCGGGCAGCTTGTCGCCGCCGATTTCCTTGTCGGCCGTGGTCTGTTCAGCCCACTGCGCCGTCATCGCTTTCTGCTGCTCGGCGACTTGAGCCGCAAACCCTTGCGCCTGTTTGGCGCCGAGATCCGCGAGCTTCTGCGCTTCGTCCTGCGTCAAGCCCTTCTCTTTGGCGAACGCCTTCAACTCGTCAAGCGCTTCGCCTTTCAGGTCAACGCCTTCGGGCAGCTTGAATTCGTATTCGACGGGTGCAGCTTCGGTCGGCTTCTCGCCTTCCTTCGGTGCTTCGCCATCGGCGGGCTTCGCCGTTGCTTCCGTTGCCGGCGCGGTGCTGGCTTCGGTTGCGGTTGTTGCTGCTTGGCTTTCGGGTGCGGTGACGGGCGCTGCCGTCTCGCTGGCCGTAGTTGCCGGTGCCGCTTGGCTTTCAGTGATCGGGTCAGCCATTTGGTTTTTCCTTTACCTGTGCTTCGTTCGCCATCTGCGCGTAGAGCCCGGCGCCGCCTTCGATCGAATGGATCTGAGCGACGAGCCGTAGCGCAATGCTGCGTTTACCTTCGTTGAAAATCGACCAGTTGGTATTGCCGTCGAAAGACTGCTGGTACAGTCTCGCGTCGCCGAGCAGGCGCCACATGAAACGACGGCCGCGCTTTCCGCTCATGAGCCAGCGCACGTCATCCAACTCGATCGCCAATTCGAACCGTGATTGCTCGCGCGCGTTGGCGCGTTGCTCGTCGATTGCGGTGAGATCAGTCGGATTAAAGTCGTCGCTCATGGTGAGCGGAATATAAAGGCCGCGTTCAGAGGTAAGTGAACGCGGCCTTTATCTGCGTTACGTCGTCGAGATACGCATCCAGTAACCGCCGGTTGCGTTGTACTGCAAGATGCCGCATTGATCTTGCGACAACACCAGCGTCGATGCGCCGGCTCGACCGGTGTAGTTCACCGTGAAGCTGACGGCAGCGGATGCCGAGTTGACGAAGATCCGAACCTGACCGTCTTCCGGTGCGGCTTCGACGGTGATCGTGCCGGCGCCCGCGCCGGTCCACTCGGTCGTGGATGGTGCCGACGGGTTCGCGAGCGTCGTCCCGCTCGTCGACGTGCGCGCGATCTTCAGGTTGATGCCGTAGAAGTAGCCGCGCAGATAGCGCGTCGTCACGCTGCCAAGGTTGTAATTCTGGTCCGTGACTGGTGACAAGCTGCCCGCATTGAACGCGAGCAGGTCGATCCCGTTGATCGTGTAGCGCGTACCGGGCGGCGAGCCGGTGCCGATCTTGTCGGTGCCGAAGTGGAAGTTGCCGCCCGCGTACCACATCCCGCCGAACGAACCATTAGCGAGCCCGGCGTCGATCGTCTGCCAGATCCGCAGCGTCTGGTTATTCGTCCCCCGGCGCACCGACAGCACATCCGGTGAATCCATGAAGATGTTGCAGGCGCTCGGTATGTCGGTCGCGGCCGGGATCACGCGCGCGGCGCCCGGCCATCCGGCCGTGCCTGGCGTGGTGTTCGATGCGTGGTACGACTTCATTGCCGTGTACGCGGCTTTCTTCGTCGAACCGTCGTACTTGATCAAACCGTAGTTCGACGTGTTGACGCCACCGAGATCCGAGCCGGTGCCCGAGTCTGCCGTATCGGCGAACAGCGTATAGAGCAACACCGCTTGAATGTTGTACGTCACGCGGTTGCTAAACCACACGGCATATTGCGACGTCAGGTAGCTCGCCTGATTCGCTTCCGTGTCGATCGTGCCCCACTCCGAGACGATCGTCGGCAAGCCATTGCACCGGCTTTGCAGCAAGGCGAGCACGTTCGGGTTCGGCGTGCCGGACGGCGGTGCATCCGGACAATACGATCCGGTGCCCCCGGTGCGACCCTGCCGGTGATTCGACGGGCCGGCGAAGACGACGTTGTTCATCGTCTTGTACCAGTGCAGGCACACGAAATCGAACGGGATCGGCGTCTGCGTGATCGCGCCGGTCGTGTCCATGCCCTTGATGAGCATTTCCTGCACGACATACGAATACGGGTTGCCGGTCGCCATGCCGCACTTGGCGGTCGGAATGATCGACTTAATACCCGCGATCATGCCGCCGACCAGCCCGCGCAGCATCTCGATCGCAGCCGGGATAAAGTCGGTGCGCACCGAGCCGTCAGGCCCGAACCCGTCGATCGGATTGACCGCGCTCGCATTGCCCTGCTTGTCGATCCGGCAGATAAAGTCGAGCTCGTTCGTACATTCCCAGATGATCTTCGTCGGGTCGCTGATGCCCGCGACTGCCGCGTTCGCCATCGCGATACCGAGCGTCTGGCCGGCGCTGTAGTTCGCCGCATAGGTCGTATTCACGACGTTGTAGCTGGCCGGCGTGATGACGATCAGTGGCGTACAGCCGTTCGCGATCCACGAATTGATGATCGCCAGGTTGTTCGAACTAGACAGGTTCGCCGCGGTCGTCATGTCCGTGCGCATGATCTGCAGACCGAGATCCGAGATCAGCGACGCGTAGCTCGATGGCGTCATCGCCTGGTACGGCGCCCATCCGCGATTCAAGTGCGTATTGAGCCCGAAGAAACCCGACGGCGTGGGCGCGGTCGACGCCTGCTTCGGCGCCCAAAAGTTACCGGTGTTCGGATCGTAGGCGGCTTCGCCGATGTTGCCGAGCGTCGCGGCCGGCGTGCCGGTCGTGATGTTCGGGCCGCGAAAGCTGTTCGTTGCGCCGTCGATGCCGTCACGCCCGCGCAGCGAGCCGACTGACTGTGCGCCGTACGTGCCGCCGGCCTTTTGATAGTACTGATACGACCCGTTCGGATCGGTGTCGAGATACAGCGTGCCGTTCGGCTTGCCGTCGCCGTCGTTCGGCGCTCCGACCCCGCTTGTCCAGCCGACGCCTGGCGAGCCCGCACCGCCCGCGCCGGTGTACGCGGTCAATACTGACGCCGGCACTTGAACGAGCTGGCCGTCTTGAATCAGCGTCAGCTTGTCATTGTCGGACAGCGGACGGGTGGACTGTTGCGGGTGCATGGCATACCTCTAACCGTAAATTCGATTAGCGATCGGCTTCGGCTCAC